ATGCCGACCTACACAAGCGTCTGTGCCAAATGCGGCAAGGTTTATGAATTCAAGGCCACGGTAGCAGAGCGCATCAACAATCGCCCTGAGTGCTGTGGGCAAAAGACTGAAGGCGTTATCCACGCAGTACCAGGAAAGGTGGATAAGCCAGCAGTGTAAGACCGACTAGGCGGAACCTAGGTCGCACTGTCGTGAGACAGCGCAATCCTTATGGGATGAAAACATGCAAGAAGAAGTGATTGCCGAAGCACCGGCAGAGGAAGTCATTCCCGAAAGTGCTGCCCAACCTACCGAAACCACGGCGGAATCGGAACAGGAAACGAAGCCGGAAACCAAGGAAAAGACTTTCACGCAGGAGGAACTCGATTCCATCGTGCAGAAGCGTCTTGCCAAGGAATCGCGACGGATTGCCAAACTTGCAGAGGTGGAAGCCGAAAACCGGATGCTGAAACAGCAGATGGAACAGGCGCGACCGAGACAAGAGGAACCGTCAGGAAAGCCCGTACCTTCGCAGTTTCAGGATTACGAAAGCTATATCGAAGCGGTTGCCGAGTGGAAAGCAGACCAGAAGCTTGCAACGATCCGGGCCGAATCGGAAGCGCAACAGCGCCAACGTGAAGCACAGGAACGCGCAAGCAAGGTACAGCAAAAACTCAGCGGCGCAGCGTCGAAATATGAGGATTTCGAGGAAGTTGCCCTTGATCCTTCCGTGCCGATTACTCAGCACATGGCAGAAGCCATTGCAGATTCGGACATGGGTGGTGATGTGGCGTATTACCTCGGCACCCATCGCGACGAAGCGCACCGTATCGCAAGCCTTTCCCCCGTCCAACAAGTACGGGAACTCACGAAGCTCGAAACGAAGCTTTCGGCTACGCAGGTAGCAAAAACGAACGCGCCCAAACCCATCTCGCCGGTGAATACGAACAAACAGCCTAGCAATGGGCTGAGTGACGATTTGCCGATTGATGAATGGCTGAAGCGCAGGAATGCCCAAGTCTATAAACGGGCGTAAATCCCTCGCCGCGTCGCGATGACGCTGCAATCCTTCTAGGAGCATCAAATGGCTAATACCATCCTCACCCCATCGGCAGTGACGCGCGAAGCCCTCCGCGTTCTGCACCAGAAGCTCAATTTCGTCGGCAACATCAACCGTCAATACGATTCGTCCTTCGCCAAGGAAGGCGCGAAGATCGGTGATTCGCTGAAAGTCCGCCTGCCGAACGAATACACCGTTCGCACTGGCGCAACCCTGTCGGCGCAAGACACGACCGAAACCAGCACGACCCTGCAAGTTTCCACGCAGAAGGGCGTCGATCTGAACTTCACCAGTGCCGACCTCACCATGTCGCTGGATGACTTCAGCAAGCGCATCCTTGACCCGGCCATGTCGGTTCTCGCTGCGAACATTGAAGCCGATGCCCTGAACATGTATAAGGATGTTTACAACCTTGTCGATCAGGACGCCACAGCCTTTACGTGGAACACCGTTCTTAACGGTCGCAAGGCACTGAACGACAACCTCGCGCCGATGGATAATCAGCGCAAGTGCCTGCTCTCGACTTCCTCGTCTGTCAAGCTGGTCGATGCCCTCAAGGGTCTGTTCCAAGACTCGGGCGAAATCAGCAAGCAGTACAAGGAAGGCATGATGGGTCGCTCGGCTAGTTTCGACTTCTACGAAAACACCCTTCTTGTCCCGCACACCACTGGCACCGCCGTAAAGACCACGACCTACACGGTTAACGGCGCGGTTACGACCAACGGCTCGACTTCGGTTGTCGTTGCTACCGGCTCGACCACGTTCAAGCAAGGCGACGTTTTCACGGTTGCCGGTTGCTACCGCGTCCATCCCGAAACCAAGGTTTCGACGGGTGCGCTTCAGCAGTTCGTGGTTACGGCTGACTACTCGGGCGGCGCTGGTACGCTGAACTTTGCCCCGGCCATCTACACCTCGGGCGGTCGCCAGAACGTCGTTGCCGCTGGCATGGCTAACGGCTCGGCAATCGTCAAGGTTGGCGCTGGTGCTTCGGAACTGCTGAACGCGGATCTGGTGTTCCATAAGGACGCATTCGCCTTCGCTACCGCCGACCTCCTGCTGCCGGGTGGCGTTGATTTCGCTTCGCGCGAAGTCATGGACGGCATCTCGATGCGTATCGTCCGCCAGTACGACATCAACAACGACAAGTTCCCGACTCGTCTTGATGTGCTGTACGGCTACAAGGCCATTCGTCCGCAACTCGCGGCACGTCTGCACGCTGACGGCTAATCCAGTCTGTTTAGTGCAAGCCCCTCGCTCAAAAGGCGGGGGGTTTTTCTAAACACGCAGGAGCAAATCATG